GGAGTTACTCCAGCTAACAATGTTGGACAAGGCAATGTTAAAATGTTTGATCCATTACTGCCTAAAGTGAGAAGGATTCTTAGAAGAAAGGTTCCTAATGTGGGTTCTTAATTTTTTACCTGACTGGTTTTTTCATGCACTATTGTTAATTGGTGTACTGGGGTATACTTCCACATTCTTAATAAGATTCCTTCCCTCATTCGTTTATATGTACAAGCTACCTATTCAGCTTGTATCAATTACTATCATGGCTGGTAGTCTCTTTATGATTGGAGCAATCTCAGAAAGAGAAGCATGGATAGCCAGAGTTAAAGAAATGGAAGAAAAGGTTAGACTTGCTGAGCAGAAATCACAACAAGTAAATGAGCAGATTGAAGTCAAGGTTGTTGAAAAAACAAAAGTAATTAAAGAAAAAGGTCAGTTGAGAATTGAGTATGTAAATAAACTTGTCAAAGGCGACACTGTTGAAATAGTAAAAGATATGAGTGAAGAAGAAAGACAGAAGTTTCTTGTTAAACAAAAAGAGCTACAGGATGCAATCAAGAATTGTCCTGTTCCTAAGATTCTAGTAGAAGAGCATAATAAAGTTGTGGAGCAGAAATGAGATTATTCCTAGTCATTGTTACTTTATTACTTGTAGGTTGTTCAACAACTGTCCCTGTCACAGCAAAGTTTCCCGCAGCTCCAAATGTTCTTATGGAAAAGTGCGCTCCTCTAAAAAAGCTTGAGGGTGATCAAGTATCGCTAGTTGATCTACACACTACAGTAGTACACAACTATACATCTTATCACGAGTGTTCAGTTAAGGTCGAGGCGTGGCAAGAATGGTATACCTCACAAAAGAAAATCTTTGAAGAGGTTAAATAATGGCTCAGTTTAGAACTGATCAAAATAAATTAGACTTTACAAATAACAGAACACGGTATGAAGTGTTCATGTTGTCTGATAGACTTACTCCATCCGGAACAACAACAGATGCTTTTGGTCGTTTAAGAGTATCACCTCCGTTCACTTTGTTTGATAGTTCTCACAGGTACAACGATAACAACCTATGGGCAACATCTAATACTGCAGGTGGTACGTACGCTTTTGCTGCTAATCAGTCACTCATAAACATGAATGTTAGCACTGCATCGGGTGCAGAGGTGGTTAGAGAAACAACAAAGGTGTTTTCATATCAACCCGGTAAGTCTTTGTTGATAATGAATACGTTTGCAATGAATGAGCCAAAAGCAAACTTGAGACAACGTGTTGGATACTTTGGTTCTCAGAACGGCATCTTTTTAGAAAATGATGGAACAACAACTTATCTTGTTCTAAGATCTTATACATCTGGAGCAGTTGTTGAGACAAGGGTAGCTCAATCAGATTGGAACCATGATAAGTTTGACGGTACAGGGTACTCTGCACAAGGAGCTCAACCTGAACACTCAACAGGTCTAGATATTACTAAGACTAATATTCTGTGGTTTGATATTGAGTGGCTAGGTGTTGGTGATGTGAGATGTGGATTTGTTGTAGATGGCACTATGAAGATAGCTCATGTATTCCACAATGATAATCGCAACACTGTTCCTTATATGACAACAGCTACTCTTCCCTTGAGATATGAAATAACAAATACTGGAACAACGGCAAGTTCAAGTTCTTTGAAACAGATATGCTCAACTGTAATTTCAGAAGGTGGATATGAGTTAGCAGGCAGCCAGCAGGCAGTGGGAAGCGCTGTCACATCACCTATTAACCTAGCTACAGCAGGAACGTTATATAACTTGATTTCTCTTCGTTTGAAGTCCACTCATCTAGATGCAATAGCTGTGATAACTGCAATTTCATTGCTCGCAGCAACAAACAATGCTGTTGTCAACTGGCAGGTGAGAGCGTCAGCAACATCATCAGGAGGTACGTGGGTCAGTGCTGGAACAAATAGTAGTATAGAGTATAAGATAGATGCTGCAACTGTATCTGGTGGAAGAGTTCTTGCGTCTGGGTTCACATCTTCAACAACCCAAAGTGCTGTTCCTATCAATATTTTGCGTGAAGCATTGTTTAAATTTCAACTAGAAAGGGATGGGCTTACCAACACTCCTTATGAGTTGATCTTGTGTGCAGTTAGCGATACCAACAGTACTAATATCCACGCGTCAATGGATTGGGATGAAGTAACACGATAAATATTTGGATACACACCTTAGGACCGTTAATCTTTAAGAGTGTATAAGGAGGCCCCTGCCTACTACATCGACATTACAATTGTTGAGGACACAAGTGGGGCACACCACAAATTTAATAATAAAAAAGGTGACAAATGAACTTAACATTACAACAACTGAAGCAGTTGCTTCCTAAAAATCCGTACGTTGAACACTGGCATCATGCTCTTGAGCAATTGTTACCAGATTATGATATCAACACTCCTCAACGTATCGCTGCGTTTGTTGCACAGTGCGCGCATGAGTCTGGTGGTTTCACAGCCATCAAAGAGAATTTGAACTACAAAGCACCTACCCTAAGAAAGTTATTTTCTAAATACTTCCCTAACGATGAGATTGCAGCTTTGTATGCATCAAAGCCAAATAAACAAGAAGCTATTGCAAATAGAATCTATGCAAGCCGTATGGGTAATGGTGATGAGAAGAGTGGAGATGGGTATCGATACTGTGGTCGTGGATTAATTCAACTGACCGGCAAAACCAACTATCAAAACTTTGCTGATAGTCTTGAAATGAGAGTTGAAGATGTACCAGAATACCTTGCTACGTTTGAAGGTGCAGCACAGTCAGCTTGCTGGTTCTGGGAAGCAAACAATCTTAATAGATTTGCTGATGCTGGTGATATCAAAGGATTAACAAAAGCAATCAATGGTGGTTACATAGGGTTAGAAGATCGCATTAAGCACTATGAGCATGCGCTTCATGTATTAGGAGTTCACTAATGAGATACTTAGCACTCATAATGCTTGTAGCACTTCTAGGGTGCGAAGAGCGATACAGATACCCATGTCAAGATCCATCTAACTGGCAAGAAGAGCAGTGCAAGAAACCATTCTGCAGTGCAAATGGTACTTGCCCGGAGGATCTTACCCCATATGAAAAAGAAAAGGTTGGAGGCACAACTGGAAATCCACACGTGCAGCCTACACCTAGTAAAGGAGATTGCAAATGATTAACCAATTATGGTCAGATGAAAAGTATACTACTGAAGAACTAAACGCACGTCTAAAATTCTTTATTGGTATCATTTTAGGTTTAACACTATTCGGTATTGTGTTTGTGGTGTTGTACAGTCTTATCTTTGTCACTCAACCAATGAATGGTATGAGTCCAGTTGATAATAAGTTCTTTGAGCTTATTATTCCTGTTGCAACGTTCCTAACTGGTACATTATCAGGTATTATGTTGGCAGGTGACGATAAGGATCTAAGAGCAAAGGCACTCGAGGCTGCAAATAAGCCACCTCCTCCTTCTGCTCCACCTCCAGCACCAAGACCATCGCCAATGGCATCATCGAGCATGGGAATGGATGTTGCACCTAGTATGGCACCAGCAGGTGGAGTAACAATGGGATTTGGTGGTAAGCCAGCACCTCCTCCAGCGTTTGAGCCAGAACTATGAACTTTCTAGTTAAGATGCTCTCTGGTGAAGGAGAGAATAATCCCAGTAGCAAAAGAACAATTACATTTCTTGCCTTCCTGCTAATTGCAGCTGGATATATAGCAGAGATGTTCTTTGAAAAGAGAGTGAATCCTGAAACATTTAACGCAATAATGTATATTGTGCTTGGAGGTCTGGGGTTTACTACAGCAGAAAAATTCACTAACAAGGAAAAGAAATGAAAAAAGAAATTGCTTTGATATCGATGATTCTACTTCTTCTTTTTGTCCCACTATCCAAAGCAGCTTTTGCTGGTGGTGAAATGAAAGAAGTTTGCCACAAAGAAGTTAAAAAAGGCAAAGAGGTTGATGTTTGTAAGAAGATTAAAGTGCACAAAAAGTTAGAAGGCACTGCAATCCCTGAAAAAGCACCAAAGAAATAAAATGTCAATGGAACTATTTGACACACAATCAAGGATCGCCATCTTGGAACATGAAGTAAAAAACGTTTCGGAAATGATGAAAGAGCTCCGTAAGGAGCAGAAAGAGCAGCACGAAGCAATGATGAAACGCATTGACTCTATCGATAAGAGAATTGATATTCTCGAGAGATGGCGTTACATGGTGATTGGTGGTGCAATAGTGGTAGGTTACTTAATCGCTCAGTTCGTACAGCTCGCTAAAGTTATGAGTTGACTTACTTGTTGGCTGCATATATAATCTCCTTGTTCATCTGGAGACCCTTATATGCAGCCAATAGATTACAAGTACATCGGTTTAATCTCTTCTCACCTTCCGTTATTCACTAGAAAGCGGGACGGCACATACAACTTTCGTTGTATCATTTGTGGTGACTCACAAACAAACAAGACAAAGAAGCGCGGGTTCTTATTAACTGAGAACGAACGTGTAACGTATTACTGCCATAATTGTAATGCGTCAATGAGCCTTGCTAACCTGATAAAACAGGTGGATGTTAATCTGTTTGAAGAATATCAAAAGGAAAGATTAGCAGAAAAATATATTTCGAAAGAAGTCGGAATAACCGCACAAACTCGTGACATCACCAAGATAAGTTTCCCTAAATACCTCCGCTCTCATCTAAAATACCTCACGAAGATCTCGGCTCTACGTTATGATCATCCAGCGAAGAGGTATGTGGATGAACGCAAAATACCAACTAAGCACCATCACAAATTGTTCTTTGCAGAGAAGTTCAAGATGTGGGTCAATACTATCATCCCAGATAAGTTTGACAAGGAGTCTCTGGAACGAGATGAAGCAAGGTTGGTAATTCCTTTTATCGATATGGATGGGTCTTTGATTGGTTTCACAGGCAGGTCTCTCAAAAAAGAGAGTAAGTTAAGGTATATTACAATTGCTGTAGATACCGATAAGCCAATGCTTTTTGGTTTGGACAGTATTAATAAATCACAAAGAATATATGTAACGGAAGGACCTATTGATTCGTTGTTTCTCCCCAATGCACTAGCAATGTCTTCATCAAATAACTTTGATGGACTAAAGAGATTCATGGACGACCCTTCTAAATTTACTATTGTTATGGACAACGAGCCAAAGAACAAAGAAATTTGTACAATCGTTGAAAAAGCAATAGACCTAGGATACAATGTATGCATCTGGCCCTCCCACTGCGAGCAGAAAGATGTAAACGACATGGTGTTAGCAGGAACTAAACCTGAAGATGTGAAGCTGTTAATTGACTGTAATACATACTCAGGCCTACAAGCAAAAGCAACTTTAATGCAGTGGAGAAAATGTTAGAGATAGAAAAGAAAGCTAAAAATTATCTTAGGTCAATGGATAGAATGATTATGGGGTGTGACACCGAAGAAGAAGTAAGAATGCTTGCATGCGCTATGATGACGTCTGCTGTAACTATTCTGGAGCAGCAGATTGGTCCTCGTGGGACTAAAAAATTATTAGAAAGTACTTTGGAGGCAAGGTATGGTAGATATGACGGAGACGGAAGCAAGTGAAATTGATCCAGAAAAGCGCAAACACCAAGAACGTATTGGTCAGAAACAAAATCACATAAAAAAGCAGTACAAGATAGCAAAACAAAACGGTGGTGCTTCAAGATATTTGAAACAACCACATAGGCTTGCTAAACACAACGCTATGGACTGTGGTGTTCCTAACTGCCCGTTGTGTGGCAATCGCAGACGAGTATGGGAAGAAAAGACAGTACAAGAATTAAAATTTGAACAAACTGAGAAATGGAATGATTATGAAAGTGAAGTTGATAAGCCACTCTGAACCTTATGGAACATTACCAGCTGATATAGATGACATTCAAGACCTTATTGCATACTGTGCACGAGTCTCAAATCCCTCCAATCAAACGAATACGGAGACTTCGGAGAAACTCATCAGGTACCTCGCAAAGCACAAACACTGGAGCCCATTTGAAATGGTATCAGCATGTCTTGAAATCGAAACAACAAGAGACATCGCAAGACAAATTCTCAGACACCGAAGCTTTAGTTTCCAAGAGTTCAGTCAGCGGTATGCAGACCCCACAAAAGAACTTGAATTTGTATACCGAGACGCACGACTCCAGGATACCAGTAATAGACAAAATAGTATAGAGTCTGACGACAAAGAATTACAAAGAATGTGGCAAGAGCAGCAGCAGTTTATTATTAGAGCAGCTCATAGCGCTTATGATTGGGCCATTTCAAATGGAATAGCAAAAGAACAAGCAAGAGCAGTACTACCAGAAGGACTTACCGTTTCTAGATTGTATATGAATGGAACGATTAGATCGTGGATTCATTACATTGAGTTACGTAGTGCTAATGGTACGCAAAAAGAGCATATGGAAATAGCTAAGACGTGTGCTTTAGTGATCGCTAGGGTATTTCCAATGATTAACGAATATGTCCAACAATAATAACAAAGAGGTAGCAATTGAAATACACAATAACAATCGATAAAACAAGAGACGCTTTATTCGATGAACACGGCATGAAAAGACTTCGTGAATCTTACATGCTAGATAGTGAAGAATCACCACAAGAACGTTTTGCATTTGTCTCGTCAGCATTTGCTTCAAATCAAGAACACGCACAGAGGTTATATGACTACTCATCCAAACACTGGTTATCTTACTCGACTCCAATCCTGTCGTTTGGAAGAACGCAAAAGGGCTTACCTATCTCCTGCTTTCTTAATTACATGCACGACAGCTCAGCAGGTCTCGTCGATAACCTTTCAGAAACAAACTGGTTGTCAATGCTTGGAGGTGGTGTAGGTGTTGGCTTTGGTATCCGTTCCGCTGATGATAAGTCTACTGGTGTTATGCCTCATTTGCGTATATACGACGCTTCGTCTCTTGCATACAGACAAGGACGGACTCGTAGAGGCTCTTACGCTGCCTACTTGGATATCGATCACCCTGATATTTCTTTATTCCTGGACATGCGGAAACCGACAGGGGATCCTAACATGCGGGCTTTGAACCTGCATCACGGACTCAATATCACTGATAAGTTTATGCAACTCGTCGAAGCTTGTATGCTTGATCCGGATTGTGACGATAGTTGGGAATTGAAAGATCCGCATGATGGAGAAGTACGTGAAGTAGTATCAGCAAAGGCATTGTGGCAACAGATTCTTGAACTTAGAATGCAAACAGGTGAACCATACCTTCACTTCGTAGATACAAGCAATAAGCATCTACCAAAGCACCTGAAGGATAAAGGTCTCAAAGTGAGACAATCTAATCTATGTTCTGAGATTGTTCTTCCTACTGACAAAGACAGAACAGCTGTATGCTGCTTATCGTCTGTTAACTTGGAGTATTATGATGATTGGAAAAATAATGAGCTTTTTCTTCGGGACATCGCTGAGATGTTGGATAACGTACTTCAGTACTTTATTGACCATGCTCCTAGCGCTATTTCTAGAGCGATATACTCTGCCAGCCAGGAGCGCAGCATTGGTGTGGGGGCTCTTGGTTATCATGCTTATCTACAGAAGAATAATATCCCTTGGGAATCGTCGATGGCAGTTGGCAGAAATAAACAGATCTTCAAGCACATCAGGAGTAAACTAGATGCAGCCAACCTCGAGCTCGGAAAAGAACGTGGTGAAGCTCCGGATGCTGCAGGTACTGGTCTTCGCTTCAGCCATCTCATGGCTATTGCACCCAATGCTAGCAGTTCTATTATCATGGGTAACACTTCTCCTAGTATCGAGCCATATAGAGCAAATGCATATAGACAAGACACTCTCTCGGGTTCATCTCTTAACAGAAATAGGTATCTCGATGCAATCATCAGAAAAGAAGCCGAAAGTCATCCAGACGGATGGTACGATGAAACGTGGTCAAGTATTATTGCAACTGACGGATCCGTCCAGCACCTCGAGTGGATGGACCAGTGGACAAAAGACGTTTACAAAACAAGTATGGAAATTGACCAGCGATGGCTCGTACAGCATGCAGCAGATCGTCAAGAGTACATTGATCAAGCACAATCCTTGAATCTCTTCTTTAGACCAGACGTAAACATTAAGTACTTGCATGCAGTTCACTTCCAAGCATGGAAGCAAGGACTAAAGAGTCTTTACTACTGCAGAAGTGAAAAGATTGGTAAAGCTGATAAAGTGTCTAAGCGCATTGAGCGTCAGGTGATTGAAGAGATTGATATGAAAGCTCTAGCATCGGAGGAAGTCTGTCTGGCTTGTGAAGGATGATATGAAAACTATAGCGTTGTTTGTTCATCAACCCAAATGCTCAGTGCAATCAGGGAATGGAATAATCAGGGCTCTCTCACCATATTATAGATTCAAACTATTTACTAAACATGAGATCGAATCGGACTTCTTTGATAACGTTGATATGGTGTGTCTACCTGGTGGTATCGGTGATTCAGATTCCTTTAGTAATCTATTTAAAACCAACGGAGACGCTGTCAGGTCATTCGTACAGCGTGGTGGCAAGTATCTTGGAATCTGTATGGGGGCTTATTGGGCTGACCATAATTACTTTGGGTTCTTGGAAGATACGGAAGCTCAACAGTATATAAGACAGCCTAGTACCTGTACCAGACGACCTCATGCGAAAGCAATGAAGGTCAACTGGAAAGGTGAGAGCCAGAGAATGTTCTTCTATGACGGACCTACATTCAAAGGTGGTAGCTTTGAAACTGTTGCCACCTATCCCAACGGAGATCCAATGGCAATAGTTCAAGGTCGTCTTGGATTGATAGGTTGCCATCCTGAAAGTGAAGAACACTGGTATAAATACTACTCTTGGATGAGAGGTCTTTATCATGATGGTATTCATCATAAATTATTGCTTGGTTTTGTTAGAGAACTGATGGAGAAGTGACATGGTGTTGGAGATAATATTTGCTGGTTTCTTATCCGCTATTGGATGGTGGGGTGCAAACCACTATGTTATCGATCCATACTTTCCACCTCCGATTGAAAGAAAGAAAGAGGAGAAAAAAGATGACGAAGATTCTAAGCTTCCCAGACAAGAAAAGCGAGAGAGAGCTGACCAAAGCTCACGATGATGCATTGATTGAGGAGCATAGAGTCAAGTTGATGACTTTGTACGCTCAGATGGAGCATATCTTAAAAGAGATCAACTATCACAAAGAAGTTATCAGACTTCTAGAGAAAGGCAACAAGTAAAGCATGAAAGATTTGCTTAAAATGTTACCTCAGATTCTCAGCTTCATGCCTGAGGTCATTAAGTATCTTAAATACATTCCTATTTTAATGGTCCTGGGTGGAGTTGGATATGGTGCGTATTACTTCACGACCACATACAAAGACCCTTTCAAGTGTCACAATAACGAGATATACGAAAGAATGTCAATAGACTCTTCTGTATACAAGTTTAAAGGTGGTTACTGTGTTAATTTAGATGCTAAAGAATGATTGAATGATAAAGACTGCTCGGCCAATACATTTCCACAATGTTGAAGGTATACGATCAACATTGCAAATAATGTTTCCCAACCAAGCCCTTATTAATTATGCTAGTCAACATGAAAAGGGAAGTACTTTTGGTACCAACATACACCAGCAAGTATCTTCGATACTTCCTCTCAGACATGAGATGGAACGTTTAGGCCTTTTAGAACATTGGCTGCATACAGTTCTTATAGTATCTTCATCTGAAGTTGGTTTACATGGCGATGGAGCAGACTATTCATACACAATAGTGTTTCCAGTTTGGAACACAGAGAACACTATAACAGAGTTCTATGAATCTAATGTACCTCCTGTTGATGTTGCAATGGAGCAGGAAGGAACATACTTTGTATACCATGGTTACGATATAAACAAATGTACACTGATAGATTCAGTAGAAATACTTAAACCGACTCTTATAAACACAGACACTCCTCATAGAGTGATTCATAAACCTGGATCTAGGCTTAGAATGACAGCTGCTCTAAGGCTCTTTAATAAGAAAGAAGTTGAGAAGGTTTTTGAGAAGATATATGAGCGACAACTATAGAAAAATTGATCTTCCCAACTTTGCATCCATACAACGAATACTGCGGATGTTTATAACTACACTTCATTTAGATGATCATGATGGTGTATTCCCAATGATGGGAGATGTAGATATCCATACACAGTCGAAAGCAATTGGTCCTCTTGCTGAGAGTATGAAGTTGATTGGACTGTACGATTCATGGGTTGCAACCTCGTTAGTACTTACATATAATGAAATACCTGTACATAAAGATAATGCTCATGAATTTGATTACTCACTTAATTTACCTATACTAAACACAGAAAGCACACATACTTCTTTTTATAAAGTAACGCAACCACCGGTCACAAAATATTTACCCAATGGTTTACCGTATGATGTTTATGAAAAAGAATGCTGTGAAATAGTGGATGTTGTAGAAATTGATACGCCGACCTTGCTAAATGTCAAGGTTCCTCACGGTGTCACGCTTGGTGGTGGACCAGTGCCTAGAATAACTCTAGCACTCAGGATAAATAATGTTTACGAAAACTTATTTGGAGACCACGCCCACGTAAATGGAATCAGAAGATAAAGAACCAGAATCAGAAGATCTAGCCAAAAAACTAGACAAGTTCAAACCTAAGAAAAAAAAGCTTGCAGTACCGAAAGAATTCCTTGATAATGCTAACAGTTACGATGATAAGCTCTTTGTGGTCAAAGCAGTTACAGAAAAAGAAATTAAGAAAGTGGTTCGTATAGTTCAAGGAATGTTAAAATCCGATAAGTAACATTATCATTTATGAATCTTAGTTATGCCTAACGTCATCCCTCTTTTTGCAGTACCTGTGTTTCACGATAATTTTGTTATATCTTCTGCCGACAAAGACTTCTGCAGTAAGTTGAGTATGGAAATGGATGAGTTGGGTAATTTTAACTTATCTACTGAATCACGCGTGCTCAACTTACCTCAGCTAGCTAATATTAAGTCAGCTGCACAGAGTGCGATGGATGTGTATACAAGAGAAGTCCTGCATATACTTGGACCAGCACAGTTAGAGATTACTACATCATGGTATACAACAGTGACAGATCGTAGTATTGTTTTGAATCACTTTCACAGTCACAGTCTATTTACTGGTGTGATTGTACTTGATGCTTCACCAGGAAGTAGACTGACTCTTTCTGTAGAATCTCCACCGATTGTCCCAAAAGTATTTGATTTTAATTATGGTGAGTACAATATATTTAATTCAAAAAGTTGGTGGCTGGATTTGGAACCAGATAGCATATACATATTTCCTTCAACTGTAAATCACCTTGCAAAGCTTAGTGAAGAAAATACTTCAATGAATGTTATTGCCTTTGATACTTTTGTCAACGGACGCATAGGTGAGAAACTTAACGAGATACACATAACAACAACATAAAATAAGGATAATAAATGAAAAAAATAATCTTACTTCTAGCTTTACTGCCACTTCTTTGTTTTGCAAAGGATAAAGACGGTGTATTGTATGATGTTGTAATCACTCGAGTGAAGGATGGAGATACGGTTGCATTCCAAGCCACATGGCTTCCTGATCCACTACCCAAAGAACTTGCTGTGCGTGTGTATGGAGTTGATACCCCAGAAAAAGGATTCCGTGCTAAGTGTCCGGAGGAAGATGCAAGAGGACAAGCTGCTACTAACTTCACGAAGAATGCCGTAGCAAAGTCACTTAAGCGTCAAGTTCTTTTAATGGACTGGGATAAGTTTGGTGGACGTGTCCTTGGTGATGTTATCCTGGATGGTGTAAGTCTAAGACAGATGTTAATTCAAAATGGGTTTGCCAGAGAGTACTACGGAGAAGCAAAGCAAAGTTGGTGTAATTGATGAACAGAAGACCGCTTCACTTTATCACTCGAGAGAAAGAATGGGAGTTGATTCAGCGATTGCTGACTATCGTTGATAACTCGGATTTTGATCCCAGTACAACTGCTGTAATCATGGCATCCCCTGACTACTCAGCAACAGTAGCAATGCATCTTGCTCACGCTTGGTCTCGTAATGGTGAAATGCTTTCAATCATTCCTGTAGATGTAACATACCCCGATGAAGATCCTGAACCCTACATCAGTAAGATGCTGATGCAGGCTCCGGATATTAGACCTTTCAGTAAAGTTGTTATGGTAGAAGCTGGAATCATTCGTGGAGGTAACTGGAAATGGATGGTTGACGTTCTTCACCTTTGGGGATATACTCGTAAGGATATTACGTTAATAGCACTCTGTGAAAACATAAACTCAAAAATGAAATCCGATTACGTGGGAGAGTATTACAATGACGAGACTCACGAGCTGATGTTTTATTTTGAAAAATTTAACAAACACTGGCCTATAAGGTAACAAATGGTAAAACAAAAACTAAAATTAACTGACGAACGTAATTCATTTAAACCTTTTCACTATCCCTGGGCATACGATGCTTGGCTGAAGCATGAGCAGAGTCATTGGATGCATACAGAAGTTCCAATGATTGAAGATGTTAAGGACTGGAAGAATAAACTAAACGACAAAGAGAAACACTTTCTAACTAACATTCTACGATTCTTTACACAGGGCGATGTGGATGTTGCTGGTGGATATGTTAAGAACTACCTACCATACTTTCCACAGCCAGAAGTCCGAATGATGTTAACTGGCTTTGCAGCCAGAGAAGCATTGCACGTTGCTGCCTACTCTCACCTAATTGAAACTCTTGGTATGCCAGAGTCAACATACAATGAGTTCCTTCAATATGAAGAGATGAGAGCTAAACATGATTACTTCTTGTCTATTGCTGGACAGGATGCATCTACAATTGCTCAACAGATTGCTGCATTCAGTGCATTCACTGAAGGTATGCAGCTATTCAGCTCGTTCATCATGTTACTCAACTTCCCTCGTCATGGCAAGATGAAGGGTATGGGTCAGATTATAACCTGGTCTATTGTCGACGAGACAATCCATGCCGAGTCAATGATTAAGTTGTTCAGGACATTTGTTGAAGAAAACAGAGATATCTGGAAAGATGAGCTCAAGAGTGAGATCTACTCTATTGCTGAAAAGATGGTTGAGCTAGAAGATAAGTTCATTGACCTATCATTCTCACTTGGTGCAATGGAGGGATTAGATGCAGAAGATGTTAAGCGCTATATTCGCTATATTTGTGACCGCAGGCTTATTTCTCTTGGTCTTAAAGGGATTTTCAAGGTAAAGAAGAATCCACTACCGTGGGTAGAGGAAATGATCAACGCTCCTACACACACAAACTTCTTTGAGAACCGTGCAACTGACTATGCCAAGGGTGCTCTTAGTGGTGACTGGGGTGATGTCTGGGCTAAAGCAGCCTAGCAAATAGTGAAAATCATATATACTTACTCCAACCCAAGGAGTAAGTATTATGAAAAATGTTCTAATAGCATTAATTCTAGCCTTTTCTTCATCACTAGCTTCGGCTGAACTCACATTAGATTTTCTATCTAATCCAGATGGTACAAGATCTATAATCCACAATTCAGACGATTGGTCATTTGTCACCAAAGCTCCAACTTACAGTGTGTATGTCGACAAGAGTATTGTTAACCGCAAACAAAAGCAAATAGAATTCCACGCAATTACCGAATTTGACAAGCTTCAACAATATAATCAGTTCCCATTTGAAATAAAAAGGATATATAGCTTCGGTGTGCTTAATTGTGTAGATGCGAAGCTATATCTTCTTGGTGATTTGTTTGCTGACAAAGATAATGTAATTAGATACTTTCAATCTCACGACTATGGCTCTTACATAACCAATCTTAGCGAAACCGCTATCGCAAGAGAGGTGTATAATACTGTCTGTGGAGATACGATATGATCGGTGACGATAAAGATATTCAAACTTGTAGAACGTGTGATGCTGAATTTGAAGTGGATGGATATAACATTGACGAGTCAATTTCTTTCTGCCCCTATTGTGGGTCTGTAATGGGTGAAGATCACATGGAAGAAGAATTCTATGATGATGACAGTAGCTTCTGATGTGGGTGTTCAATGAAGGTGAAGTAATATCCATACCAGAAGGATGTTACGGATTTGTTTATAAGATTACAAACACAGAAACTAATAAACAGTACATTGGTAAGAAGCTTTTTTATTCTTCTAAGCAAAGACAGGTTAAAGGTAAGAAGAAAAAGTTCAAAGTTGAATCAGATTGGAGAGAGTACTACGGCTCCAACGAACAACTTTTAGCTGATGTGGAGATACTGGGAAAAGATAAGTTCAAAAGAGAAATACTCAGATTTTGTAAGAATAAAGGTGAAAGTTCTTACTATGAAGCAATGTATCAATTTGAGTTAGGT